GTCCGTACCGCTCCAGGCAGATAAGGTCAATTATCTTAGCTGTCGGGCTGATGGGGGATAATGGCGAACTGTTATCATCGTAGATCTTAATTATACCGGCACCACCGAAAAGACGTGACCAGGCAATCGCCTGTTTTATTTTCTTTCGGGCCTTAAGCTGTTCAATGCGCGGCATGACCTGCTTCTTCTGTTCATCGCTCAGCCCCTTCAGCTCGATAAAGCGGCGAGTAGCATCATCAGCCGGTCGCTGGCAAATCTTACGGGAGAGCCAGTCGTTGCGATAAAGGTTGGACAGGGTAAACTGGTCCATCCGCGAAAACAGCGACGGAGCATAGCCGGTTGCCTGCGACTTATCCATGCCCGGAATACCCTGGCCGCTGACGCCGTTTGCCCAGGCATCCACCCGGTACACAAGGCCGTCGTTCTTCAGTTTGAAATGAGGTTTGGACACGTCGCAGACTCCTGAATGTTTTGTTCATTATATCGCTTCGGGCATAAAAAAAGCCACCTCGTCAGAAGGTGGCCTAATCCAAACAATGAAGCAATGAGATGTGATTCGCAGCCATTATGTTACGGATTCTCGCCTGACGCAACATAATCATTGCATCTAAGGCAGAGCAGCTTAAGCAAAATAAACATCGTGAGCGAATTTATTGCTCGCAGACTTGCTAAAACGGCTTCTGACTGCAGGCTTATATCCAGCGCGACCGAGTGCAACTTGCACCGCTTGGGCATTGTAGCGTTTATGCTGCTCTCGTTTAGCTTTTGATGGGTTCACTCTTTCCGCTCCGGGCAATTCGCCTCAACCTTCTGGTTGTGAGCCAGGATGGCGCGCTTGGTGCGTGGGTCCATCGTCAGAATATCCGACTCAGAAATAATGATTAACTGCACCCAACTGCAGGAGGTATCGACCACTACCGGATCAGCCTTTTCGGGTGTACTTGCGCAGCTCACGGTCAACATCATCATTACTGAGATTATTAACGCTCTGGTCAACATTGGCGGCCTCTTTGGCTACTGTGGTCTGACGTTCTGCTGCGGCCTTGGCGGCGGCAACAGTGGCAGATGATTTCTCTTCTGTGGCTTTCTGCTCAGCTTTCGTGGTGCCGCGGCTATGTCCGATGCCGAAAGCCGCACCGATGGCGGCCAGCGCGGCAACAATAACTCCGATGATTAATTCAAAGCTCATGGCTTACCTCTTTAGGTGGTATGTATCCCGGATGAAGTTTTAACTTAGCCTCTAAGTAAGCCTTCGTTGCTACATCCGGGTCACTGAATGTTCCTATATAAAGTTGCTCTTTAGATTTTGGAAGCCTAATGCGCACGACATATGTACCTCTTCTTTTATCGTGCCAATATCCCCTGGCTTTCTTCTGGTTCTGGCTATTAATTGATTTCTCAACATCTCTGAGATTAGACGGTGAGTTATTCAATCTGTTTCCATCCTTATGGTCTATGTCCCCGCAAGGCCAAAAGCCATGTGATAATAAAAACACAATCCTGTGAGCCTTATAATATTTACCTTTAAGTCTGCCTTGGTAGTATCCAGACACTATATTCGTAAACGCAAACGCACCCTGCGGCACACTGGATGCAGGAGACTTGATCCACACTAGGCCAGTCGGTGATTCACTCGAGATCGCAAGGTATTCTTTTATTCTACTTTCCATCTTCATAATCCATTTTATCTTTCTCTATCTGGGCGTCTGTTGCAATCTTCTTGGCACCAAGATAGCCACCGGTTGTGAAGGCGAAGAACAGACCAAACGTAACGTCGGAAAGCTCTCCTTTATATGCCTGCCAGATGATGACGCCACTGCAGACCAGGAATCCGAACGCGGCCTGGGTGCGGCTCAGTGAAATCTGGCCGGACGTTCCGCGTAGCATGCCGAAGACGTCCATCAGATATCCACCCTGTTCGCAATCCAGCCATTGATGAATTTGCGTTGAGTCGGATTAGCCTCGACCAGCTCGACATACCGGGCACCCTGCAGGCAGTTAAGGGTTTTCACCAGGATAAAAGCTGCATTGCTTCGACTGCCGAGGTAAGCATTAACAGCGCTGCGTGTGGCCGGGCCCATCTTGCCGTCGACTGCCAGCGCTGATCCTGACAAAGCATTTGTTGCTCGTTGCAGGAACTTAGTTGCCCATGCCGGACCCATATTGACGCCGGTATCAAACAACTCAGCCGCCAGTTCGCTGCTTACTGATGCGAAATCCGCAAAGCCGGGCTTGACCAGGTACTCACTGCGGTAAATCTGCTTAGCAGTGCTGAGTGGCAGGTTACGCATGTCGCCCTGGTAGCCATTTGCGCGCGCTGTCTTCTCGGTGATGCCGTAATTGGTAGCGCCGCCGCTGTCTGCCGGGTCATTCACATAGCCGCCCTCAGCTTTAATGGTGGCGTCGATGATTTGGTCGAGAGTCATTATCTGCTCCGGTAGTAAATGATGCAGCTATTATACCGGCTTTTTTCTTTGTCAGACAGTGGTGGATTTTAACGGTCTCGCCTGACAGCCGCTGTGTGAGACGACGTCGTGAGACTCTGTCTCTCACTGCGAGCCTAGCGAGCATACCATTTTTAATCCTGAAAATCAAATTCAAGAGCACGATTTGAGTAATGTACTGATAAATCACAGAAGTTTTGACCTCGCTAAATATTAAAACTTCGCGCAACATTGGCAACGGCGCGCGAATATGTGCAGGCGCACTTTAATATCCTGCGCGAAAATTAAGAGTCGATACGACTTATCCATCAGTAATCCATGAAAAAATATCTTCACGCAACGAGCTGGCCTCTGTCGCACAAATTAATATTAAAAAGATTATTTATCGCTTGACGTAGGATGATTCTTAGGCGATATTGAATCCATCAACCAGACAGTGAGGCAGCAAAATGAAACATTATGAGCGAGTGAAGTTTGCAGATAAGTACTGGAATGTTATCCCGCTGGCTTGCGGCTATCTCTTCCGTATCACCTGCGGTAGCGAGAAGCGCACCATCAACCACGAGCTGCTGATTCAGCTCCAGCACGGGAAATAATCATTATGAACGCACAGAACGTAACTGAGATGCGGTTTTCAGTTGAAGGTGTTGTCGATGACCTGCTTGCCAATGACCACATTCTGCTGGTAGCCAGCCAGAAGGCAGCCGCAGTATCACGAAGCCTGGAGCGCCTGTTTCTGCATCGCCAGTACAAAGGCGAATACCGCGCACAGTGCGAGGTCGGCTACCTGAAGCATGACCTGGCAGAGCTTGATGGAATGGTCGATGAGTGGCTGTCTAAAAATGAAGGAGTGAATGATGACCTTTGATGAATATATCGACCAGGTCAGCCACATCGAGTGTGGCAAGTCAGTTAAGCGCCGGGATGCATGGAGCATTACCAGGATTCACTTCGCACGCCAGCTCTGGCATGACGCAATCGAATTAAGCCGGGAGGCTATCCATGAGAAAAGCACCAACGCACACAGCTAACGTCATCATCAGCCGTAACGGCCAGGTGAAGAAGGTTAAATGCTACGAAGGCCCAGAGACATGGGTAGTCGGAAAGAATGAGACCTATTATAAGCGCAATGGTTTCCGCACTGGCGGAATGATGGGGCCGCAGGCAGCGCGCCTCGACCTTAGCAGCCTGAAACCGATCGGAGGTGAGCATGTGTGATGAAGTTGATATCGCCCAAGATAGAATTGAGATTGAGCTGCAGCGCGCAATTGACGCCGCACGTAATGCCCCGCGCATGACCATCACCGGTCGATGCTATAACTGCAATGAGCCAACGATGGGACACTTCTGCGAGGACGGTTGCCGGGAAGACTGGATTAAGCGTCAGCGCATGGCCGCACTGCGGTTTGATGCAGATAAATTTGAATTGGGGAATGATGACGATAGCGCTTGACGTAAATATTCATCAAGGCTATCATTTATTCGAACGCGAGGCTGGATGTAGCTGGGTGATGCGAGGGAAAATCGCGGTGTGTATTCTGTCTAAGAGCTGAATACTATCATTTGCGAGACGAATCACCAAGTCGAGGTCACCATACACCTATTCCGGTGGTAGTCGCGCCATTGGCGAAAGAGCGACCGTTTGCCCACGACACGGGCACCATAACAGGTAAGAGCACTGGAAGGTTTGAGTCCTTTAATGCTTAGTGCGCACTAAGTTCCAGGTGGCAGTGCTCTTTCCGTTGTGGTACTCAGAGGAAGACCTACCTATGGCACCAAAGAGCTAAGTAACTCCATGTAGGAGCCACAACACAACCCCTACGCTCCACTAGGCCCGCGCAATGCGGGTATTTTTTAGGAACATTCCGAGCAAGCATCAACTCAGCATAGAGGATAATGGTAAGCAAATCCTCAAACCAACGGCTGAATCATTGCATGCGAGCTTTCAACAAAGACCATAATCATTCCGTAACGATTCTTCCCGTGTTAAAATTTGCTCATCCAAATCCGGCCCTTTCTGATGGCCACACAAGGGCGAATATGAGCACTATCGAATTCTTTAACAGAGATATGCTAATTGGCGTCGGCACCGCCGTAGCTGGCAGCTCTGTGGGCATCCTGGCATTCTTCCGCGCATGGTCAAACTTCCGCACCACTACCGCAAACGATAGTGCCGGCGTCGCACAGATTGAGCGACTGGAGAAAGAGATTGAGCGCAAGGATGGGCAACTCACTCGCCTTGAGGAAAAGCTCGGCGTCAAGGATGAGACCATCAATACCCTCTGGCGCGAGAAGTCTCAGCTTGAGTCGAAGCTCTCTATCATCGAAAACAACCTTGAATTCCTCAAGGAGCAGAACGTCATGCTAGTTGAGCAGGTGAAAAATCTCTCCGCCCAGGTCCGTGAACTGAGTAATCCAAAATGAAGCCTGAAGACGAAATGAAAGAACGCCGCATCCTGGCCGTGATTATCGTTAGCACTATTCTCATCGCGTTCTTCGGCGGCTGCGTCAGCGGATACTTCTACTTCCGGGCCGAACAGCGCGCCATCAACTTCTCCCGCGATGCCGCCATCACCGATATTCAGCGCACCCTCCACGCACTCGACGAGCGCACAAAAGCCTGCCTTAAATAATCATTAATTACGCTTGACGTAGTATATAGTCGGGCGTAAACTCACCTCATTCCAACAGAGAGGTGATTCAGATGAACAAGTCCTACTACGCAGTCAAAAACTCCTTCGGTGATTACACCGTCCGTACCTACGGCGACAACCCGCGCAACACAATGACCATGACGCAAGCTCAGCTCGACAGCTTCATGCTGCGCAATGAGGTCAAGTTGTCTCATTCAGTCATCGACCACAAGCTGATGCTTGAAGCGTCATACATGGCGGAACTGGCAGCATCACACATCCAGTCACGCGCAGGCGTCACCCCGGAAATGTACTGGGATGCGGGCATGGCAGTTCTGAAGGAAGCATACGGGGTGGCGTCATGAATCTCAACGAAAAGGTGTGGTACTCGGTTGGATTCCTGTGCCTGTCATTCTGGTGTGCAGTTTCAGTGGTGGCGTTATGAACATGAGCTATGAAAGTGTTGAGTTACTGTGCGTGGCATATCAGGCAGGAATTGATGCCTATATGGATGGGAAGAGCGAAGATGACAATCCCTGGACCACAATCGCACTACAGGGTCACGCGTGGGAGCGAGGCTACATTTACGCCGAGGAGAGAATTGAAAATGCTGACTGACCAGTGGGGCTACGCAGTAGATGAACAGGAGTGGGTCAGCGAGCGCGCTCGCGACCTGATGGACAACGGCATGAACTGGCTTTCAGCCCGCAATCAGGCGGCCCGCGAGTGGTGCAATGGAGGTCCTTATGATGTGGAGTGATGAAAGGGTATCAGAACTTCTTTCCTTATGCGATTCAGTAAGGGAGGTGCCTAATCAAGACAATCCCTTAACTCATTTTGTTTATTTTATTTCTGGCGCGAGAGATATGTCACTGGTCCGAGACTGGTTTTTTGACAACACGCCAGCTTACGCAAAGGTAGAAATATATGAAGAGCGAGCGTGATTCAATCCGTGTCGGCAGCGTAAGCATTCGCCGATACTGGCGTAAGGGTTGGCTCCTGCCGGATGGCAGCTACACCATGAACCCTCTGACGGCGCAGTATGCAGCGGAAGCGGAAGATAACCGGCGCAAATCAATCAAGAATCGCCAGCAGGTGACTGCATTAACCATTAAGCGCCGTGCTAAAGGTCCGAAGCCCAAGCCGCGCCCGGAAGATTACCTTAAAAGAATTGCAGAGCGGAGAGGCTTGCTATGAGCTGGGAATATATTAAGGGCAGTGAGTCGGATTTTAATGATGCGCCGGAGTGGGCAACTATAAAAACAGCATTCCCATCAGACAATTCAATTTTCTATTTCTTTGAATCGAGAGAGTATGGCGCAAAGGTAAGCAATAGCTCCAGCAGGTATAGAGAGACGGTAACTGGACCCGTCCCATTTGGTAGCGAGCAGGTAGTTGCTGAGCGTCGCGTAGCTCTTAAAGAACTCCAGCAATCATTCGACACCGTGCAGCGTCCCGCCCACTACAACCAGAGCGACATCGAGTGCATCGACGCTATCAAGGCGAGCATGACACTGGCGGAGTTTCAGTCCTATCTCAAGGGTAATGTGCTCAAATATTTGTGGCGCTACCGTCATAAGAATGGACTGGAAGATGTGAAGAAGGCTCAGTGGTACATCAACCGCCTGGCCGCGGAGCTACAAGAGAGCGAGAAAGGGGTTGAGCAATGAAAAAACTAACCGCTGAGAAGTGCTGCCAACTTCTGGATTCTCTGAACTCAAATGGCATGAGCATTCTTGAGGGCTATTACGTTGAGGCCCTTGAGATTGCACTCCCCATACTGGAGCAGCAGGAGGTTAAATCAATCCTGCTTACAGACCTCAAGTGTGAGGATGATGACGAGTTTCCGGTTTATACATGCCACGAGTGCCGCCTGGTGCACATGCCTGAAGAGCGGCGAGTTTCGAACGTTACCGGGCAGACTAAGTGCCCACGATGTGAATGCCTGCAATTCACTAGGCGTGTAGTCGATTTCAAAGAGCCAGAAGACTCTAAAGCCAGCGCAGACATCCCGGAGCAGCCCACCAATCAGAACGGAGAGGATCATGATTGATGCTGCCAAATTAACACATAACCAGCTTTGCCAGATTGCTTACTCATTCCTCAGGCGTAACGGATTCAAGGTCTGCTTTCACGACCGATTTATTGCAGTCACTAGCACAGGTGAGCAGCCAGACGCCATGGGTTTCCGCAATAACGCTTCCTGCCTGATAGAAGCAAAATGCTCGCGCTCAGATTTACTGGCTGACCGAAAAAAGCGATTCAGGCTCAACCCGGACATTGGTATGGGCGATTGGCGATTCTTCATCAGCGAGCCTGGAATAATCAACATTGAAGATTTACCTCATGGCTGGGGCTTGCTGCACGTTGTTAATGGCAAGGTGCGAAAGATTTATGGCTGGCCGGTAGGAAATTGCTCTTGGGCTAACGATGAATGCAAACCGTTCAAAGGCAATAAGCAGGTTGAGTGCGACTACATGCTATCAGCGCTGCGCAGGATGGAGCTTCGCGGACACCTGAACGAAATCTATGATGGCATGATAACTAATCAGAACGGAGAGCAGTGATATGGGTAACTGGATTAAGTGCAGTGAGCAGATGCCAGAGTTAGGGCAGCAGGTTTTATGCATTGATGATATTGGAGAGTATGAGGCCGCCGTGTACTCGAACGGCAATGTCAGCCGCGGACCACAGTTCTTCTGCAGTCGCGGATGTGTTGATGCAACCCACTGGCAACCACTCCCACCACCACCGGAGGAAGCATGAAAGAATGGCTACGTAACACACTGAGCGTGCTATTGACTGTGGCGCTCATCGTGTTCTCGTTAAACTTCCTGCTGGAATATAAAGGGATTACTATCACTATCGGCAAGCAGCAGAAGCCCGAAATTTACATCTATCCGCAAGGCTCACAAGAGCAGAGATTATAAGCCCCTTTCGGGGCTTTTCTTTTATGCAGTCATAGACTGAGTAACGCAGTTAACAATAGTGGCGGATGTTCCCGCTTGGCGATTCACAGAGAAGTACCAGCCAGCCGTGACATCCGCGCTAAGCTGACCGCCATCCTGAAGCGATGTACCGACGGTCACAGAAATGCCTGTAATGCCCGTCTCCCACACACCCATAATGGTACCACCGGCAGCACCTAACGCTACAGAGGCTGCCGTAGGGCCTATCTTCAGCTCCACTCTGTCCGTCTGGCCCAGCGCCAGCAAAGTTACGTTCGATGTAGCCCTGGCGTTCACGATCACCTTGTAGGGCTTAGTGGTGTCGGTGTGCTGGTACGGTGTTGCTATAGTTACATTACGGGTAACAGGGGGTTGCGGGTTGTAGCTGATGCCGTCGGAACCCCTGGCTCCTGTCGGGCCTGTTGCGCCCGTGGCTCCCGTCGCGCCGGCGGGCCCTGTGGCACCCAAGTCTCCTTTTGGCCCCGTTGAGCCAGTTGCACCCTGCGGACCAGTAGGGCCGGTTGCTCCGGTTAATCCCTGAACTCCTTGTGGGCCCTGAGTGCCAGTGGCACCAGGTGCCCCGGTGTCGCCTTTAACTCCCTGGGGGCCCGCATCACCTTTTGCACCAGTAGGGCCTGTCGCGCCCACATCTCCTTTAGGCCCCGCATCTCCCTGTAAACCTTTCTCGCCCTGCACCCCTTGTATGCCCTGGATGCCTTGCGGTCCAGCATCACCTTTGGGGCCGGTGGGCCCAGCCAGCCCTTGCACACCCTGATCGCCTTTGGGGCCGGTCGCGCCAGTCGGACCAGCCTCACCCTGGGGGCCCTGCAAACCCGCAACTCCTGCCAGCCCATTCGGGCCAGTTTCGCCCTGCAATCCCTGCTCACCTGCAGGACCTTGTAGGCCTTGCGGTCCTTGCTCACCGCGTTCACCCTGAATGCCCTGTACTCCTGTTGCACCATCCTGACCTTTATCGCCCTTGTCGCCTTTCGGACCTGCAGGGCCTGCGGAGCCAGTATCTCCCTTCTGCCCCGGCAAGCCAGGCTGGCCAACTAATTGCGACATGGCAATCAGATTCGTCCATGATGCATCACCCGGATAATGCCATGCTAAATAATCATTAACGATTGCCAGTGTGGGCGACCGGCCATCCATCGCGCCCTGGTCGGAAATGTTCAACCTCTGCCGCAGCTCAGTCGCATCCAGGAGTGGAACAAGGTCATCACCATCACGCAGGATTTTGCGATATGTGCCGCCACCCTGAGGTAGTGAGCCTTTGTTGACCCATCCGCCCGCCTGGCGGAACTGGAAGGACATAGCTCCCGCAGTATCCACCAGAGCACGCCAGCTGCCATCGGTTGTGGCGTTGCCCTTGAGGTAGAAGAAGCCATCGGGGCTTTCATTAGCGCCAGGAATAATCTGAATAGGCATGGCTATAACCTCTCAATCGACAGGTTGCCGGAATTGGTTACAGCCTTAGCCCATAAGCCGGACTCACCCGCGCTCACGCGTGCAACGCTCCCATAGGTCCCGAAGTTACTCAGCAGGCGGCCCATCTGGTCTGATGTTGGTGCTGCGGCCGAGATAACCAGGCGAATACTCACCGTTGAGACGTTGGCAACCTCAACGCCCGCACCGACCGGAATGTTGAGCATCGTGTAAATATTAACCCAGGATGTAGGCACTGCGACCCACTTCATAGAATCGGCCATATCAGGCTCCAGAGATAGGAATAATCTGCATCATTATACCCTTGCAATTATGTCTGACGTAATTTATAGTGGCTTTGTCAACCAAACAATGAGAGTTATCTGAGGGGTAAGAGAATGAGTGAAGTGAATCGTTATGACATCGGCGGCATGGCCGATGGTGGGATTGATGTTCAACAGTTCCCTGATGGTTATTGGGTGAAGCACGAAGACTACGCCGAACTAAAATCAGAGCGTGACGCGCTGGCGGCTGAGAATGCAGCGCTTAAAGATGGTGCGGAATATTTCATGTATGGGCCTGATTGTGGGTTTGAGCGCTACGACAGCCAAGATGAAGCTGTTAAAGCCGCCAATGAAATGATTGATAGCTACCGGGAAGACGCGGGAGACGGATGGTACGATGAGGTTGAACAGGTTTGCTTCGGTATCGTTGTGTCTTACGCGCGTCAGCACGATGTGCAGCAGCCTTCTGAAGATAACGGCTTCCTCTGGTCAGTTAATTATATGATGACCGCGCCTGAAACCACAGCCACCGACGCCTACCTCAACTCTGTGCGGGCTGAGGGTGTTGAGATTCTGACAGGCAAGCTGCAGCAGCTGATTGATGAGGGTGTGTTTGACGCCAAAGAAATCGGCGTGGCAGCTGGAACTATTCATGAAGGCGCTCAAATCGCCGCCCAACTGAGAGGGCGTTGAACTTGGAAGAGTCATATATAAAATCAATCCTTCAATACGATCCTGAAGGTGGGCTTTTCTATAGAAAGGATGACATAGACCGGCGACCCATTGGGTATATTGACAAAGATGGGTATTGGGGTGTTGTCATCAAAGGAAAGCACTACAAGCTGCACAGGCTTGCGTTCTTATTGATGGGCGAAGAAATTCCTAAGTATGTTGATCACATCAATGGCATGCCTGGTGATAACAGGTGGTTAAACCTTCGATCGGCAAGCCATTCTCAGAACTGCTGTAACCAGAAGATAAGGTCAACCAACACGTCAGGCGTGAAAAATGTTTGCTTTGATAAAAGAAAAAATAAGTGGTGTGTAAAGCTCAGAGTAGATGGAAAGAGAAAGCACATTGGATATTACTCGGATATTGAAGAAGCCGAGTCTGCAGCCATTGAAGCAAGGTCTATCTATCACAAGGAGTTTGCCAACCATGGATAAAATCGATGCAACTACACGCGCAGGAGAGCCATCATGAAAGAGCTGAATGAGTTAGTTGAGCTGGCTATAGAGTTTGATGCGTCCACTACGGCAGAATCTGCTATGGCTATAAACTCTCAATTCAAAGCGACAGCAACACGTGAGACCATTCTCGCTATTGCCGAAGCATTCCGGGCGCTGGAGCAGCGCGCCGAAGCAGCAGAGGCGAAGCTGGCAGAGTACGAGAAGCAGGAGCCTGTAGATTTCCGTTGGAGATGGGCGAGTGACGAGAATGCAGTATGGACGTATTGCCACATGGATAAATTTAATGATGCCGTTGCAGCATTTGGCGATAACGTAACTATTGAGCTTGTCTACTCACGCCCCGCGCCCGCTGCTGACCTGGCTGAATTGGTGCCGTCAGAATGGAGTGAGCGAGCTTATGATGATAAAGATATAGGTTACGAATCCGGATGGAATGACTGTATCGCCGCCATCCTGCGCAACATTGAGGAGGCGAAATAATGATTAGCGACAATAGGCTAGAAGAGGTGGCTCGGCTTGAGCGGGAGTTTATCACTTTCCCGCCGTCTCATTTTGAGTGTGCGGAGATGGCAAAGGAGCTGCTGGCGCTGCGACCATGCCGTCATAACTGGAACGTCATTCGTTTGGTTGAGGCTGGCGGACGCTATCAATATTGCACGCTGTGCGGTGCTAAGAAGGTGGCAGAATGAGTGTTTGGGAATCATTAGCATTAGGCGTAGGTGTAGGGATGTTGTTTGTGCTTTTGGGCAAGCTCGGTCTGCTGTCATGAAAAACTACGAACCCATTGAGCAGCAGCACATGGCGCACGCCCGGAAGGGTGCGCTGATATTCTGGCTGAGTATCGCGCTCTGCATCTGGCTGGCAGCATGAACACGCGTCAGGAAGTGTGGCAGGCGTCGAAGGAGTCTGAGCTTGATGAGTTTATCAGCAAAGTCGCCGCTGCATTTCCTGACGCTATCGAGGCTGTAATAATCATTAATTCAGGAGGTCGGTATGAGTACCGAAGAAATGATGCAGGTCGGCAACCGCGTGAGGATTAAGGGCGGGCTGATTGAGGGTGCAATCGTCGATGTTATGTGGCAGGGTCGCTTCTATGTTGCCTGGGATGATGGGTGCTATAGTGTCGTACATCTGAAAGATATTGAGAGAGTGTCATGAGCAAGCAAATACCTGAACCACCTAAGCCACCGACTCCGCCACCGACACGATATATTAAGGAAGGCCCAGATGTTCCTGAATGGTTATTTTGGCTGCTTGCCTTCCTGTTAATGCTAATTGTGTTCATGCCAGTAATTAAGAGGGTCTTATGAAAGTATCACGCGACAAGATTGAGAGCATCATCCGCAAGCGTTATGCTGGCGACAGCATCGTTACCGAGCGCCAGATTGAGGGCATGATTGCGAAGGTGCAGGATGTGATTGAGGTGACGGAGTCAATGGCGGGCTGGTCTGCTGCCGAAATTCACGGCATCGCATCGGCGGCATGCCAGGCGCAGATTTACGAAGAGAGCGGCGACCGGAGGATGAAGCGATGAGAGGATATGAATGTTATCTCATCGCTCTCGGCGTAATCATTGGGCTGCTGATTTCGCTGGCGGTGCACCCATGATTAAGCTCGCCATCATCATCCTCGTTATCGCCATCCTCTATATGCTGGCAACTCCGCAATATTAAGCCCACGCCGCCATGTTGTAGCCTGTGACCAGGTTATCCGATATCGCATCCAGAGTCGGGTCCACCTGGTCATCGTGCTTCCCGTTCGGGAACATCGAAAACTCAGCCAGATACTCCTTCGACCAAGACTTATGCTCAGGGATATGCACCAGCCCAGCCTCAATCTGCGGCAGAACGTCCATTGCGCGAGTGACCTTGTCGATTGACCTTTGAATCGGGATGACTGCCACTCCCTCTTTGCGCAGCGTCTGAATCAGGCCGGTTCCGCTGGCCTTATCCTCTATCTTCATACCGCGCAGGAATCCACGGTTAGTCGGGCTGATGTGCTTCTGATAGAAGTCACGCGCTTCGCGTATGAGCTCGGGTGCCTCCCATTTGCCGCGCAGCTGGTCTAGCAGATAGGCATGTCCATCCTTGAAGCCCCAGCACTGGAATACGCTGTAGTCATTCTGCTGCCCTGTCTTGAGCGCGGTATCGGCGTAGATGATGCGGTACTCGTATTCAGGATGCACAAAGGTCGCATCGTAGAGCTTCCACCACTCATCACGGAACAGCTCACCACCGATGACAACGGGCGACTGCTGGTAGAGCGCCTGCCAGTTGGCGCTGTCCATGAGGGCGCGACGTTCAAGCAGAAAGTCGATGGACTTGTGCTCCGGGAACAGCGCCTCGCCCTGTGCTCGATGAGGCTCGTTTACTTCGGCAATGGCCGGATAGCTGAGCACCTTTACGTCAGGATACCTTTCGATAAGGCGGCCAATCGGGTCGTCAACGTGCCAGCGCGTGAGGATGGCCAAAAGACCCGCTTCCTCACTGAATCGGGTAAAGAAGTCATCGGTAAACCAGTCCCAGGCCGCATCCCTTACGGTTGGCGAGTTGGCGTCCTGCCTTCCCCTGATGGGGTCATCAATCACACCCAGGTCGAGAGACTCGCCCGTAATAGAGCCTCGTACCGTAGTGTTACGAAAGAACCCATCGCGCCCCACATACTCCAGTATCTCCCTGTTCCGAAGGTACTGCCCGGACACGGCAACGGAGTTCGATTTATTGATGCCTGTCTCGGGGAATATCTCCCGATAAATCTCGGAGTCATAAAGGCGCTGCAGCTTGAGGTTGGCACGAATGCCGAGGCGCTCAGAAAAGGATGTGTATATCGTGCGCAGGTTCGGGTTTAGTCCGGCAAGCCAGGATATGAAGTCAATAATCTGGACTGACTTGCCATGCTGAGGAGGAGCCTGAATGACGAGCTTGGGTCGCCTGCCATCACGAAGCTGTTCCGCAAAGCCCTGAAGCTCTGCAGCTATCTCTTCCTGCCACCACCCCCACTTATTCTTAGGGTTGATAGTCTTGCGGTAGGTCAAAAAGCAACGCCTGCATTCACGCAGGCGCTTTTCTCTCAGAAGCTCGAATAATTCAAGGTTTGACGATGCCATATGATTTCAGCTTCTCTTCGAGCTCCTCATCGGTAAGCTCTTTAGTTAATGGGCTCATGCTGCCGTCAGAGCTGGAGTGGTCCACTTCCTGCTTATCGCGCCACTGCTTGGGCTGGCGGTTCTTGAGCCAGAAAATCATGGCGGTCGTGTCTGGCGGGATGTGCTTTTCGGCCACGGTCTTCTTGATGCCATTCTCGGACTCTTCATTCTTCTCTTCGAGCACCATGTAACCCTGGGTGCGTTTGAACAATGATTGAGCCACCTGGATGTCTATAACCTCACTGCCCTCTTTTATGGCTTCGGACAATTCTGGGTATGTGTTCTTCCAGTCACAAAGGGTTGACACATGGATGCCAAATGCTTCTGCAATTTCAGCGTTAGTGTAGCCGAGCAGAGCAAGCCCCTTTGCCCTCTCTGGCATATCTGGAGAGTACTTAGTAGGACGCCCACTCATAATGCTAATCCTTAACGATTTGATGGAATGCGACTGACGCTGCGACCAGGATGATACCTGATGCTACTGCAGCGCCGATGGATACGATGGCATAACAGCTGATTACGCGGATGGCTGTTCGCATGATTCATCCTCTACCAGTGTGACCAGGAACTTCTTCCCGGCAAACTGAGGGTAACGCTTCTGCGCTGCAGCTGAGCCGATGCCTTCGCTGCGGATGAAGATGAAAGCACCTTCTTCTGCGGCTGATGAGAACAGTTCGGCGAAGCCTTCCCGCATTAGCTGTCGGGGTGTAAATGTACGGGAATTATGTGACATGTGCAGCTCCTTTGTCTGATGCATCTATTGTCTGACAGAAGGGTTTTTATGTCAACGAGAGTGGTGTTAAAAGGGTGATTTTAAGTGGTCTCGCGGTGCTTTGCGTCGCTGTGCTGCGCCTAGCTGCGCTTGCGTCGCTAAAGCTGTTGCGAGCTTATCATTTTTAATTGATAAAGTCAATGCATATGGGGTAAATATCTTATATGTGATTGATATATATTGATATTTAGTTTTGCTATGAGATTTGCACAACGTAGCTGTTAGTTTCGCAATACTCAGCATGGCATATCAAAAGTGCGTAATATGTCGGCTTTACCTGACATTTGGGGCCATGATATCTATAGAAAAATATGTTCGCAAAATCTATTAATCCGTGCGAATGAAATAGTGCTTGCTTGCGAATATGTGCGGTGATATCTTTTATGTCAGGCGGTAATGTTGCTGCTGATGAGGAGAGTGAAGATGAGTGATTTTAAGGGTACTCCGGGGCCGTGGCGCTATTCAGATACGTGGGGTGACGTTAAAGCTGGGAGCGGGCGTTTGATTGCAGAATTGATAGTCAATGGTGATCAGGATGCCAACGGCAATCTGGTAGCCGCAGCTCCTGAGCTTCTTGAAGCATGCTTGAGGATGCGCAACCAGTTGCAGGCTGCCGGCTATGAAGCAGAAAAAGGTTCTATGAACCCAACCAAGTGCCTGTTAGCGCAGGTTGAAGAATCGATCACCAAGGCATTGGGCCAGTAACCACTACAGGAGAGGAATAATGATTATTGTCGATGTTGCCGGATTCAAAAGCGTTTTGCGTGATGGGCGCGTGGATATGCAGATGTTGTGGGAGTCGATGGGCAAGCCTGCAAACAAATCACCGCGCCAGTTTATGAACGGCACGCACCGTTACCGCTATCGTGGTCAGTTCATTAACAGCGGTGGCTACATCTGCGAGGCTGAGGTGGCACTGCGTTACGTTTATTGGGCAACCGATGGTGAGTGTGCAGGCGAGCCGCTACACGCCGCCACGGAGCTTGGAGACCGCTTAACTCGCATCGCTAATGAGATTAAGCAGGTAGCCTATGAGCGCGGCGCGGGCTATCCCGGAGGCACAGAGTCGATGCAGTTCCTGACAGAGCTTGTTGGCGAGATTGAGAAGACGATTAAGCGAGGTAAGGTATGAAATGCACCGGCATCATGGGGCTCATCTTCGGGCATAAGTGGTCAATGCATGTTACACAAGAATTTTATCGGCAATTCAACGAAGACACACTTACCCATGACGTAAGGTGCAAATATCATTTGCTGGAAAAGTGCCAGCGCTGTGGCGCGGTGACAGGAGAGAAGAAATGAGCAAGTGCAACGGATTCATGTGCAGGCTGTTTGGCCACCATTGGCGCGAAATCACCTGGTCAACGCCATCAGGCAGGACCAGCTTTATCAAATACACTGAGTGCAGCCGTTGTGGTGCAATCAAAGGGGGTGATAAATGAATTACAGCGAAATGACAGACTTCGAAATTAACTGCGAAGTTGCCCGCAAGCTCGGGTTCATAGAGATAACGGGCTATCAGTACGGTTCGCGGAAGAAGGTTTGCTTTGCAGACGGGGACGAGCCAAAAGACGTGAGTGAAGGGTTTAGCTCCCAGCCTTGCGATTTCAACCCGTGCAACTCATGGGCTGATGCCGGTCCGATTATTGAAAAGCACCTAATTTGCCTGGCAGCTGATGTTTTTGCAGAGCCTCAGGATGGTGGAAAATGGGTAGCCCAGCCAGCTTATGGTTGGGATAGCGAACGAGTAAGGAGTGATAACCCACTCCGCGCCGCAATGATAACTTACTTGATGATGAGTGAGGCTGATATTGAGAAAGAATAAGCCACTTCCTGATAAGGATTATTTAAAATTAATTTTCAATTACAATCACTTGACAGGTGATCTAAATTGGAATGAAAGGGTTGGACAAAGAGCTCAGTGGAACGCAAAGTATGCTGGCAAAGTGGCTGGGTATGCTTGTACCAATAAGAGCGGGAAGACATACGTAAGCATAGTGATTGATGGTGAAAAATATCTAGCACACCGTTTAATATGGAAAATTAGTAATGGTTGCGAGCCTGATGAAATAGATCACATAGATGGAGATGGACAGAACAACAGGCTTTCCAATCTAAGATCAAGTGACTGCATTTCCAATCAAAGAAATAAAAGGCTATCAGTCAAGAATAAATCTGGTTGCGTGGGGGTCTCAAGGAGGAGGGGAAGAAACAAATGGAGGGCCGACATAAAGGTAAATGGTAAGTCGATCTCTATTGGTTCCTATGACACTTTTGATGAGGCTGTATCAGCCAGAAAAAAGGCGGAAAATATTTATGGTTTTCATAATGAGCATGGCGATGCCCGCCCTCTATAATGTCTTCCTCATAATGCAGGAGAGTGAAAAGTGATGCTTGAAATCGGAGAAATTGCACTGGTCATCAACGCCAGCCTGGGCCGCAACATCGGAAAGGTCGTTCGCGTCACCAACGTAACGGATGAGCCCGGCCTGTGTATTGAGGCTGAGCCGCTTATCGGCTTCCTGGACTTTATTCAGGATGAGTGCCACTACAGCACTGATGAGCCAGTGTGGTTCAGAATGTCAGACCTGCTACCGATTGACTCGGACAGACTGATGGATGTTGAAAGGGAAATTGCCGAATGGC